TGATTAGGAACAAACTCACCTCTATCAACAATACTTTTTGCAATCTTTCCTATCTCACTACCTTTTTCTATTTCTTTTCTTAAGATGCCACCTGGATAGATATGTGTAATATCAAAGTGTTTAATTAGATATTCAGTATAAGTTGTTTTACCTGACCCAGGACCACCTGCAAGAAAGAAGGCTTTGAATATACCTGGATCATAAAGTCCTTCAGACAAGTGTTGTATAAAACTATTTACTTTCATTTTCTATTTTTCTTATAATTTCGTTAGCAGTTTCTTCAGGTGTACCACCCTCTGCTTTTATTTCTATAAATCCTGGTTTGTTTCTTAAATATTCTATCACAGGACCTGTTTCTTTTTTGTACAATTCTATTCTATTACCAATGATCTCTTCCGTATCATCTGCTCTACCTCTTGCAAGTAATCTTCTCATTACTTCTTCGGTACTTACATCTAAAAATACTGCATAGTCATAACCTATTTCATTCTTTTCCATATCTTCAACTTGTTGCATATATCTAGGCCAACCATCTAGTACATAACCTTTAGGCGATTGTGCTACTTTATTTTTAATTAACTCTAATACTATTTGATTAGGAACAAACTCACCTCTATCAACAATACTTTTTGCAATCTTTCCTATCTCACTACCTTTTTCTATTTCTTTTCTTAACATGCCACCTGGATAGATATGTGTAATATCAAAGTGTTTAATTAGATATTCAGTATAAGTTGTTTTACCTGAACCAGGTCCACCTAATATAATAATTCTTGTACGACCTAATTTTTCAAATATAAAATCTCTAAAACTTTTCATCCTTTTATCCAGTTCTTTGCCAGAGTAAAGTTTGCGGTACTAAACTCTAGTCTATCTACTAATTTTACTGCGTTACCTATTCTATCTACGGCAACATAACCTTCAGGATTTGTTACTACAAACCCATTACCTTTTTGTAAGAAAGTGCCTATTGATTTAATCTGATTCATTTTATTGACTAAAAAGTTTTTAACTCTTTGTAACGTTACATAACTTGCAATCGCAAAATATATTTCATTATCATTACTATCAATAAATCTTAAACCTGCATTTCTTATTTCAGCATATTTTCTTTTTGCATTAGCAGTTTTCTTATTTGACATCTCATCATCTAATACTTGTGCATAATACTTTCTAAAATCTTTTTGTATATTTTTTACATTTGCAATAGTTTGACCTTGTCTAATCATAGTATTGAAATATATTTTTAATCTAGCACCTACAGACAATAAATTAGTTTGTCTTTTTAATAAGTCTAAAACTCTTTTACCTTTGCCTAATGATCCCATAGCCATTCTTAACATACTATCATATTGTTCATTTTCAGTTGTTGTAAACGTAGCAACACCTGAAGAGTCTTTGTAACTTGCGTCATCAAAAAATACTGCTGGCGTCTTTGCAAAACGATTTACATTGACGCCAAAACTCGCCTTTAAATTAGCCATTTTTCTGCCATTGTAAGTAGTGTGAAAAATGATACCTAGTTTAGCTCTCTTAATTTTTTTAGCAAGATCAGTATTTTCGGGTACAGCGTATGTTATAGTGTTAGGTGTAAATGCGATAGCATCCTCACCTCTTATAGATACCGACTTAATGTCGCCAGGTGTGAACAACAAGTCGCCTTGTACAACACCTCGTATACCTAATTTTGGTAATTCTTTTAAACATACAGATAGTTTAGTTGCCAAACCACCATCGTGGTTCTTTCTAATATCTGCTTGTGTATAATTGATTTTGGGAGTTACGTTAAATATAGATTTTGAACCGACAAAGAATTTGCCGTTTTCAGGATTGACACCACAGAATACAGCAGGTGCACCATCCCATTTAACAGATACATTTAATTTTCTACGTGATGACCCTACTAACATGTTTCTTAAAGATTTAAGAAACTCTACAGCATTGATACCACCTTGATATCCGTTATTAATAATCTCGTCTTCTAAATGTTCTAAATGAGTGTTTTTTGCCTCATTTAAGTATTGTTTAAAACTATACATATCTCTCCACTATACCCATTATATCAAAATTTTTGCTTAAAGTCAAGCAAAAAATAGCACTAATTCCATTAATAAATCACTACTTACTAGACTATTTATGCTATTTTGCGATTACAAACCTTGATGAAAGAGGAGACCTTGATGAAGCGATCTGAAACATTAATCTAACTAACTTATTTGCCTTGCTTTTAGGACCCTTGCTGTTAGTATTAAACCATTCTTTGATGATAGGCATAATTTCATTAATGATATTTGTGGCACTTGCGATTGCAAGATAGTGGTCGTATTTGTTTTTGTCACCTTTTTTAGGGTTAACTGCTTTTCTTAATATCTCTTTATCTTTTAAATACATTGTTTTTAATCTAGCAAATTCTTTTACACCTTTACCACCATATCTACCACCTACTTGATAACCTTGTAGAAATTTATCTGCAGCTTTCTTATCTATTGTTGACCACAAGCTGTGCATTGCTTTTTCTGAAGCGATTGATCCACCTTTTGCAGGATCACCTTTCATAATAATTTCTATTACAAGTCTACCATTCGCACTACTACCTGATGGATCATGTCTGATTTTAATTATACCTTCTTTACCCTCAGCAGTAAGTTGTATTTGTATATCTCTTGTAACCGTTTTAGCACCACCTGCTCTTAACTTATCAAACGATAATTCAGGTGTTCTTGCTAACATCTTATATGGTTTCCAGTCTGTTGTACCTTGAAACATAACTGATTTTAGTACTTCGTCTTTTGCAGCCTGAACAAAATTTACTTTTACTAGACTTGCACTATTTTTAGTTTTTTTTAGTGACAATGGTAACAATGCACCTTTGTCCATAAGTTCTTTTATTTTTTCATTTAGATAATCAAAACTATAAGATGATGGATCTTGTTTTGCTTCTTTTAATTCTTTTGATATGCCATCTTCACCTACTTTATTTGCAAGGTATATATCTGCAGGATTCCATTTATTAATATCTGTAAAACCTATAAACTCACCAATTCTCTTTTGTGCCTCTTGTGTAGGTTTAGATTTAGTTGCTATAGACCACAACTCTTGTATTTCTTTCATCACACCTACTTTACCTCGTAAGTAAAAGTAATCTCTTTTTTTCTTTGCGATATTGTAATCTTTATCTATCTTCTTTAAATCTCTAACTAATGTTTTAGCAATAGTGATAGAAGATTGATACCAACCATTTTTTGTTTGAGATAAAAATTCAAAGATTTCTTTTGCAGGAGCGTCAACGTCAACGCCTTTCATTGCCATTTCTAAATCTTTACGTTCTTTAAGAGCGAAACTATCAAACGTAGGATACGTTTTTATATTGAGTTTTTGTTGTGCTTTAGATTCACCTACATAGTCTGCATAAGCACAGAATATTGCTTGGGCGCTCTCAGCTAATGTTGTTACGTCTGCCATACATATATTTATGCACGGCTTCTGCCTCTAGTTCTGGCAGGAGAATTATAATTTGTCTTACCTCTATCTAATATCTTTTCTTTTTCACCTCTACAATCAAAGAAAGGTGGGAACCCAAATATGCCAAACGTCTTATGTTTATTCTGAAACTTTGTTAACTTCTTTACATCTTCCTCAAAGAAAGACTCTTTTAACACAAGTTTACTAGGCATTTCTACAGATCGCCAAACTATGTCATCTTTAATCTTAACCATTTCTGTTTTGTAATAGATAGATGGTTTTCTTTTTCTTACTTTCCCCATTCTTCTCTCCTTTGTTCTTGTGAACATGAATAAACACAAGGTTTAGGCACTTTACTTGTGTCGCCACTTTCAATCGCCTCTTGTAATGATTTATTTAATCCTACCCATTCTTTACTTTGTAATATTTCATCAATAGAGTGTTTGCTTAAATCACTAGCTTCTGCTAGTTTCTTTATGGTAGGATTTTGTATATGTATAGGATGATCAATATAACAACAAGGCAATAACTGATTTCTGTTAGTAACAGCCATTTCAGTTAAAGGATTGCCCTCTATACACATTGGTTTAAATTTTTTCTTAATCATCTGATACTATTCTCTCATAAGTAGTTTCTAATCTATTTTTTTCACTAGGCATTAAGTGCTCTGTAAAACCTTCTAACCATCTTGCTGATTTCATAAGAATAAATCGTAAGTTATTATCTTTTGCCATTTGTTTAGCTTCTTCTATATGATCTTCATTATAGTTAAATACAATATATTGCCATATAGGTTTACGTTTTAAAATTTTTGCACCTTCACACATTATCTTAAATAATTTTTCACCGTCTTGGTGCTTTCTATACTTGTGACTTTCAGATGGTAAACCATCTATACCAAATTGCCAAACTGCTATGTCATAAGTTTCAAATGCTTTCATAAAAAAACTTTCTGGTTTGTGAGATGAGGCAGTTTGTATTTTAACTCCTGTTTCTCTATCTTTACACATTTTTAATAGTTCAATAAAGTGAGGGTAATGTATTGGGTCTGACAATTGACCACCTAATGATACCTCTTCAAAATTGTTTAGTATCATCTCAACACTTTCTAAAGGTAAGTCTTTACCTGGCACTTTATTTGCAAGTTTATTAATCCATTCATTATTATTCTTCCATTGAGAGGGTTTGTAATACATTTGTCTTTGACACGCTGGGCATTCTAATGAACACCTGTGTGATAAGTCAATCAAACAATTTCTATTTTTTTTAAAAAACGGTGATACCATATCACCTATTTATTTAAATTTTAAAATCTGAAAACTTATCGTAAGCGTCAACCTCTTGTGGGCCTGATGGCTTATCTATTTTATCCTTACTTTCTTGGTTACTATCTACAATTTGTTGAGCAGATTGTTCAACATCATACAATCTCATCTTGCTTCTATCTACACCTATTATAAATGCACGATTGACAGCAGGATCATTGTAACGATTCTTTAATTGTTTAACTTTGATTTGACCTAGTTCTTCTAATTCTTCGTTTGATATTAGAGCAAACATAAAGTCAGCAGTTGCAGGAAGACCAAATGATTCTGAAGTATCTTCTAAACCAACATCACTTGACAAATAGCCAGATCTGGTTGTTTGAGTAGCAGATACAATAGGTACATCATATTGTACTGCAAGACCTCTTAATTCTTCAGCAATTGCTTTTACATAAAAGTATGAAGATATATTGCCACCTTTAAATCTACTACTAGAGCAAATGTTTAGATAGTCAATGAATACTATATCAGGTTTAAATGACTTCTTTAACGCAAGTTCATCCATCAAAGATTTAAAATGACCAGCATGAGCAGCTGCTGTAGGATATTCTTTGATAATTAGTTGACCATTAATTTTGTTTTGTAGTTTAGATGTTTTGTTATCGTATATCTCTTTAGGCATTTCATAAAGATCATCTATGGTTACATCTAATAAGTTAGCGTCAATTCTTTCTGCGATACGTTCTTCAGCCATCTCTAATGTAATATACAATACATTCTTACCTTGAGCAATTACACTACTTGCAACATGGCACATAAACAAAGATTTACCAACACCCGTACCTGCAAGAGCAACGTTAAGTGTTTTAGGTGGTAGACCACCTTTTGTAATACGATTGAAATAATTTAAATCAAACTTTAATCTTTCTTCTACTCTATGGTAATAATCAAATCTCTCCTCTGTCATGGCAAGATAATCATGCCCTATATGTCTATCAAATGAAACTCCTAATGCGTCTGATAAGATAGTAGGTATTGCCTCTGGTGTATGTTTCTTATCTTTACCATCAATGATTTTGATACCTTGTAATACTGCATTATACACAGCACGATCTTTACACCATTTTTCTGTTGTATCTAACAACCATTGTTGTTCTACTGGTTCCTCTACTAATGAGTTTAATAATGTTTTTGTATTTTTATATTCGTCTTCGGTAAGTGTCTTGTTATTAGACAACTCAATAGCGATTGCTTCTTTTGTAGGTAGGTTGTTATACTTAACAACAAAAGCATTTATAATATTAAATAGAGTTACTTCATCTCTATTTCTAAAAAAATCTTCTTTAATGAAAGGTATTGTTCTTCTGGTAAAGTCTTCGTTGTGGATTAGATTAGATAATAATGTTTTTTCAAAATCAGACATAATGTAAATAACTCCCTATAATATACTTTGGTTGATTGATTGGTTTTTGTCCTGCGTGTCTAAATGTCCACAATGGTGGGAATACAAGTACCTTACCTGCCTCTGGTTTGATTGATATATCGTAATCAGGAAATGTTGTTTCGCCGCCATCATTGTTATTTAAATACATAAAAAAAACTAAAAATCTTCTAGCACTATTATAGTTAGTCACATCTACATGTGTTTGGAATTCATCTTCTCCGTTAGGTTCATACTTCTTAAATCTTATCTGTTCAAAACCAAATTTCTCTGGCCATTGTTTTAATGAGTCTATATTAACATCTTTTGTATATTTGTCAACAACCTGTCTTAATTTAGGAAAGATTATATCTGAATACTCTTTCCAGTCTGAAAACATGTTAAGATTAATTTCTGTAAATGACATATGACCTTTAAAGTTTGTTTTAGATTGTTGATGTTGCGAATCTTCAAACTTGTCAATCAAGTGTTGACATTGGTCTTTACTTAATACATTCTTGTATGTACATATATAATCACTTTTGAAATCTAATCGTGCCATCTTCTAATTGTTTTTCTACTACCTCTATCAATATATCGCCTATGTAATT